CGGGAGTCTTAAGAACGCGGTCGCCCAGCATGGCGTAAGCAACAACGCCCTCGCCCACTCTGTTACGGACGCGGGCGGCAATGCCGTAACCTATGGCATTGCCAATGTGGACTACCTGTTTCCCGACGCCCGTAACGTAAACGTCACCCCCGATTTCATTTCCCGCAAGATGGATTGGGTCGCCAGGGTGATGAGCGGCGCGAAGCATTTGCCTTTCTCCCGCGTAAAGTCCGTTCATGCGGACATCACCATGGACGACGCCCGCGCCAAGGGGTACACGAAGGGCGCGCAGAAGGCGGAGGAAGTATTCAAACTGCTCAAGCGGACTACTACCCCGACCACGATTTACAAGAAGCAGAAGATGGACCGCGACGACGTTATCGACATCACCGACTTTGATGTGGTCGCCTGGCTGAAAAACGAAATGCGCCTGATGCTGGACGAGGAAATCGCCCGCGCCGCGTTGGTTGGCGACGGCCGCACCGCCGGTACGGATGACAGTATCAGCGAAGATAACATTCGCCCGATCTGGAAGGACAATGGCGTATACGCGATTCGCAAGCCCGTTGTGCTTTCCGCCAATGCGACGGACGACGACAAGGCAAAGGCGTTTATCCGCGCCACGATCAAGAGCCGTAAGGACTATCGCGGTTCTGGCACCCCGGTACTGTTTACCACCGAGGACATGCTTACCGACTGCTTGCTGCTTGAAGACGGCACCGGTCGAGTGATCTACGACACGGTTGACAAGCTGAAGACGGCGCTTCGCGTTTCCGATATTGTGACGGTTCCCGTGATGGAGAACCTGACTCGAGAGGGCACCGGCACGGACGCGGGCTTCAACTTTGGGTTGCTTGGTATCGTGGTGAACATGGCGGACTATGGCTTTGGTGCGGACAAGGGCGGGGCCGTAAACATGTTTGACGATTTTGACATCGATTTCAATCAGCAGAAATACCTGATTGAGACCCGCTGCTCCGGCGCGCTGATGAAACCCTATTCCGCGATCATCGTCGAGCTGAAGACGGCCGTTTGATATTCTGGCAATAAAATCAAATAAGGAGGGATGCGGTTATGACAATCGCAAAAGCGCTGAAGGCGTTTTTTTTAGCGCTAAACGGGACTGAACCGACGGGCGACACCATTGCCGACGTTGTTCGCAACGGCGCGGCAAGTGTTGAACGCAATAACGAGTCCGCGCAGGCTGCGGCGGTAACGGCTTTGACCGGGCGCGTTGGCACGTTGGAAGCTGGAAGCGCGACTGCTACGGCGGTAACGGCACTGGCCGGGCGCGTTACTGCGCTTGAAACCGAAAGTGCCAAGGAGCGCATTCTGCTTAACAGCGCTACCGCTGACAGCACGAAACTATTCCAGGTAACCGTAACCGACGACGGCACGCTAACGGCTACGGAGGTAATCGTCGCCGGGTAAGGAGAACGTCAAAATGGCAAAGTTTTACGGAAACATCGGTTTTGGCGTGCAAGCGGAAACCGCGCCTGGCGTATGGACTGACGTAATGGTAGAGCGACCGTATTACGGAGACGTGACCCGAAACGCGAGGCGCCTGGAAAGCGGAAGCGCCGTTAACGGCGAGATTACGCTGAATAACATGCTTAGCATCGTCGCCGACCCATACGCGAACGAGACTTACTTTGCCATACGGTATGCGATATGGATGGGGGCGTATTGGAAAGTGACGAATGTGGAAGTACAGCGCCCCCGCCTTATCCTTACGCTTGGGGGTGTATACAATGGGCAGAAGGCTTGATCTGCATGAAAAGCTATGCGAACTGCTCGGTTCCCGGCAGGTATATTTTCAGCCGCCCAACGGGTTATCCATACGCTATCCGTGCATCGTATACGAACTGAACGACGTGAAAAGCCGATATGCCGAGAACCAGAAGTATACGAATAAGAAGGCGTATCAGATCACGGTGATCGACCCCGACCCGGACAGTGCGATCCCTGACAGGATCCTGCTTCTTCCTTTATGCTCGTTTGACCGGCACTACACGACGGACAGTCTGCACCACACGGTTTACAAATTATTCTATTAAAACAAGGAGGACTCTATTATGTCTAAAATCGTTTGGGATGCTGTTGGGGAACGCAAATTCGAGGCCGGCGTTTCCAAAGCGGTGCTCTACAAGAAAACCCTTACCGACCCCTACGGCCTTGGCGTGCCGTGGAACGGCGTTACCGCCATTACCGATTCTCCCGAAGGCGCCGAGCCCAACGACATGTATGCCGATGGCATCAAGTACGGCTCCATCCGTTCTGCCGAGATCGCCAAACTCACCATTGAAGCGTATACCTATCCGGACGAGTTTGCCGAGTGCGACGGTTTCGCCGAGCCTGTTGAGGGTTTGCGCCTCAAACAGCAGACCCGCAAACCCTTCGGCCTTTGCTACCGCTCCGAAGTGGGCAGCGACACCGAGGAAGTCGGTGATGGCGATTACAAGCTGCATCTGGTATACGGCGCGATCGCGTCCCCCGCCGAGCGGCCGCACAACACCATTAACGACAGCCCCGAGGCCGAGACCATGAGCTGGGAAGTCGAAACGACCCCCGTGCCCGTTTCCGGCTATAAACCCACGGCGACGTTGGAGATCGACTCCTCCAAGTTTACCCCCGCGAAGATGGCAGCCCTTGAAGCCATTCTGTATGGCAAGGATGCCGTGGATGCCGTGGATGCCTCTGGTACAGAAGGGCAACCCGGTTATGTGCCTGCCGTTGCTGCCGTTGCTGCCGTGGAACCTCGCCTGCCGCTGCCCGCGGAAGTGATCACGCTGATGACCGCCGCCTGATAAGCGTTTTTCAGTAAACAACGTGGGACGTTGGCTGAGCTTGGTTTCAGCTTGGGAGCCGCCATAGCCGCGGCGATTTAGCATCGGCGGGGATGCTAACGCGTTTTAACACAAATTCAAGTAAACAAGGAGGAGCATCATGCTTAAGAAAAAGATCACCTATACCGATTACGACGGTAATGAAAGAACCGAGGATTTCTATTTCAACCTTACCAAAGCCGAGGTTGTGGACATGGAAACGGGCGTCGACGGCGGCATGCAGAAGATGCTTGAAAAGATTGTGGCCGAAAAGGACAACCGGCGCATTATGGAGACGTTCAAAGAGATCGTCGCCCGCGCCTACGGCGAGAAATCGGCGGATGGCAAACGCTTTATGAAGAGCCGTGAGCTTTCCGAGGCTTTCATGCAGACGGAGGCGTACTCCGAGCTGTTTATGGAGCTTTTGACGAATGCCACATCCGCGTCGGTATTCATCAACGGGATCCTTCCCCAGGAACTTGCCAAGGGCGCGAACACGCCTATGTTGGTTAAGCCCTAATGAGAATAAAGCGAGGTGAGCGGAATGCTTCAGATTACGATGCCGGCCTGTGAAAGCTACAACGAAAAGACCGGGACGTTTGCCAACGCCAAAGAGCAGACGATTCAACTGGAGCATTCCCTCGTCTCGGTTTCAAAATGGGAAGGAAAATGGAAGAAACCGTTTTTGGGCGCTACGGAAAGAACGTACGAGGAAGGAATCGACTATATTCGGTGCATGACGATTACGCAGAATGTGAGCCCCGAGATTTACTATCGGCTTAGCCCTGAGCAACTTACGGCGATTAACGAGTACATCGAGGCGCCGATGACCGCCACGTGGTTTAGCGAAAAGAGCCAACGAACGCGTCCCAAAGAAATTGTGACCGCGGAAATCATCTACTACTGGATGATCGCACTGGAAATACCGCCGGAATATCAGAAGTGGCACCTGAACCGATTGCTTACACTGATACGGGTTTGTAACGCCAAGAACGCGCCGCAAAAGAAAACATCCAAGCGGGAAACCGCAAGAAATAACCGAGCCTTGAACGCTGCCAGGCGCAGCGTCAATCATTCGAGCGGCTAAAAACCCGCTCTTTTCTTTTTTTATTCCCACGGAAAGCCGAGGTGACGGAAAGTGATCCGGATTAAGCATCACGGGAGCTTCCAAAACACGGAAAGGCTGTTTACCAAAAGTGCGGCCATCAACCTGACCAACCTTTTAACCCTATATGGGCAAGCCGGAGTCGAAGCGCTTTCCGCCGCTACCCCAAAGGATTCAGGTGAAACGGCCGGCTCGTGGAGCTATGAAATTGTGCAAAAACCAACCGGGGTCGCGATCGTTTGGAGCAATTCCAACATGAACGACGGCGCCAACATCGCTGTTCTTTTGCAATATGGGCATGGCACCAGAAATGGCGGATACGTGCAGGGCGTCGATTACATCAACCCTGCGCTGAAGCCGATATTTGAACGGATCGCCAACGAAGCATGGAAGGAGGTAACGTCATGAGCAACAACATTGACCAACGAATTGTCGAGATGGAATTTGACAATCAACAGTTTGAGAAGGGTATCCAGACAAGCGTTAAATCGCTTGAAAACCTGAAACAGGGACTGGACCTGGAGGATTCCGCCAAGAGTTTTGACAAGCTTGGAAGCAGCATCAAGGCCTTCTCGTTGGATAAGATCGCCGATTGCGCCGAAACGATCGGCAGCAAGTTTACGACCATGGGAATCATTGGCGTTACCGCGCTGCAAAACATCGTCAACAAAGCGGTAGACGCAGGCCTTGAAATGGTGAAATCGCTTTCCGTGGATCAGATTACGTCCGGGTTTAGCAAGTACGAGCAGGAAATATCCTCCGTGCAGACGATCATGAACGCCACCGGAAAGACCATGGGCGAGACCCAGGTATCCCTGGACAAACTTGGCTGGTACGCGGACGAAACCAGTTACAGCTATACGGATATGGTCGGAGCGCTCAGCAAGTTTACATCCGCCGGCGTTGACGTGGATAAATCGATCCCCGCGATTGAGGGTATCGCAAACTGGGCCGCCGTATCCGGCGTAAACGCTACGGACGCCAGCAGGGCGTTTTACAATCTTTCACAGGCAATGGGCACGGGGTCTGTTAAGCTACAGGATTGGAAGTCCATCGAACTGTTGAACATGGCGACCCCTGAGTTTAAGCAGATGGCGATTGAAGCGGCCGTGGCCGCAGGGACGGTGAAGGACCTTGGCGATGGGTATTACGTTGCCATGGAACAAGCTACCGCCGCAAGCAAGTTAAAAAGGGATAAAGACCGGAAGGCGTATCTGGAAGCCCAGCGGTTTACGACAACAACGATGTCGCAATCCTTAGCGACCGGTTGGTTTACAAGCGACGTGCTGACCGACGTGCTTGGCGATTACGGCGAGTATTCCGAAGAAGTTTTCAAGCTCGTTACCGAGAAGGGCATGACCGCCGCCGAAGCGATGGATTACCTTGGCGAAACGACCATGACGGTTTCCGAAAAGGCGTTTAAGGCGGCGCAGGAAGCCAAGACCTTTACGGACGCGATCAACGCCACAAAGGACGCGGTAAGCTCCGGTTGGAGAAACACGTTCCGGTTGCTGATCGGCAATTACGAAGAAGCGAAAGACCTGTGGAGCAACTTCGCCGAGTGGCTGTACGATATGTTTGCCGAATCCGGCAACCAGAGAAACGAACTGCTGGAGGCGTGGCGCGAACA